TGCTCTTGAGAACATGAAAAAAGAGGAGGATCAAGACAATGGCAATCAAGAAACCTGAACAGATGGACTTTTCCGACAAGCGCTTCACCCTGGTATTGAGCGGCCAGCCGGGCGTCGGCAAAACGACTGTGGCCATGAGCGCACCAAATCCGATCCTGTTTGACTTTGACCAGGGCGTATCCCGCCTGCGGGCGGAGCATCGCGGCCTGACCGCCAGCAACGACACCTATGAAGGGCTCCTGGCCGACATGCAGAGCCCAGAATACAAACAGGCCGAGAGCGTGATCCTGGACACCGGCGGTAGCCTGGTGCAGCTTATGCAGCCCTGGGCGAAAAAGCAGGACGCGAAGGCGGCCAGAGACGGCCGCGCCATGTTCGGGGTCATCAAACGGGAGTTTGACCGCCTGACCCACCAAATCCGCGCTATTGACCGGAAGAACTGCATCATCATCTTCCATGTGACCGAGCAGCAGAAGGGCGATATCATCACCACCCGCCTGAGCTGCGAAGGCAGCGCGAAAGATATTGTCTGGACCCCTGCTGACCTGGGATGCTACATGTACATCATGGGCGGAAAGAGGTTGATGGGCTTTAGTCCAACGGAGGAATACTTCGCCAAGAGCTGCTTCGGGATCAGCGGCGTGCGGGCAGTGCCCGAGCTGGAACCCGGCCAGAAGAATGATTTCCTGACCCGTCTGTTTGAGGAAGCCAAGGCCAACCTGGCCCACGACATGGAAGTGTTCGCGCCTCAGAAGGACGCCTACAATCAGGCCATGACCGGCGGCAAGAAACTGATTGACGACGCCAAGAATCTGGACGAGCTGACTATTGCGGCGGCTACTATCAAGGAAATGCCCCACGCCCTGACCAGCAAGGCCGAGCTGGGCGCGATGCTGGGCGACAAGGCCAAGGCCCTGGGCGGAACCTGGAACAAGGAGGAAAACAAGTATGTCAAGGTACAGGCTGACCGCAAGTCTGCTAAATAGTTGGCTGCGGGCAACAGACCCGGAAGCTGTCGGCAATGAGTACGAGGATTTCCTGGCGGTTCTGGGGCGTGAACAACGCCCCACCGCCCCGGCGGCTCAGGCTGGCATTGACTTTGAGACCGCCGTGTCGATTGTGGCGGAAAAGGGCGAGCTGACGCCGGGCGACTGTGCTGACCGTGATGTGAATGCGGTCTATGCCTTCGGCCAGCGGTGCAGGGACGCGGCCTATCAGGTGCGCGGAGAGAAAGACATTGATGTCTGCGGGTTGCCGATCAGGCTGGTGGGTATTGCGGACTTTCTCAAGGCCGGGATCATCACCGACATTAAGCGGGTGCTGCGGTACGAGTACGGGAAGTATCAGAGCAGCGCACAGCATCCGATGTATTTCGAGCTGTTCCCCGAGGCAGTACGGTTTGACTATCTGATCTATGATGGGGCGTATTGCTATATCGAGCAGTACAGGCGCGGGGAGTACAGGCCCATCCAGGAGACGGCGAAAGCGTTTCTGCGGTATCTGGACGACGCGGACTTATTGCACATCTACAAGGATAAATGGGCAGAAAAATGAAAATCGGCCTGATTGATGTTGATGGTCACAACTTCCCAAACCTTGCACTCATGAGGATCAGCGCTTACCACAAGGCCCAGGGCGATGATGTGGAATGGTGGTGGAGTGATTTTGTTCACTATGACATTGTGTACATGAGCAAAATATTCTCTGACGCTTACAGCCGAGACATTCCAGAACCGATGAACGCCGACAAGGTGATAAAGGGTGGTACGGGCTACTGCATCAGTCTTGGGTCTGATGGGAAAGAACATTTCGATCAGAGCAAAAACCACTCTTTGCCGGAAGAAGTCGAGAAAATGTTCCCCGACTATTCCATCTATCCGCAATTTGATTTTGCAGTCAGCATGACAAGCCGGGGCTGCCCGCGTGGCTGTTCCTTCTGCCATGTGGCGGCGAAAGAAGGGCGCTGTTCCGTAAAGTTAGCGGATGTGAAAGACTTCTGGAACGGTCAGAGAGAAATCCGCGTCCTTGATCCCAACATTACAGCATGCAAAGAAAAGCGGGATTTGATGAAGCAATACCGAGAAACTGGCGCAATCATTGATTTTACCCAGGGGATTGATATTCGATGTACGAACGATGCGGATATTGAGGACATAAACGCAATGAAAATCCGCAATATTCACTTTGCATGGGATAATCCGAAAGATGATCTTCAACAAAACTTTCTCGCCTTTGCAAGAAAGGCAAAGCATAAACCGCATGGAGCATATGGCACCGTATATGTTCTGACTGGGTTTAACAGTACCATGGAAGAAAACCTGTATCGGATTTATACCTTGCGTGACTTGAAATTCGATCCCTATGTAATGATCTACAACAAACCGTCAGCACCCAAAGAACTAAAGGATTTACAGCGCTGGTGCAACAACAAAATCATATTCAAGCGAGTGAAACGATTCGAGGATTATAAAGGAGGTTCTTCGCATGGCATGGACGAGCATTGAGAACGACGGCGGCCTGATGATTGAGGGCGACTACGAGGTAATTTGCCTTAAAGCCAAGGAAGGCGAAACCAAGGGCGGGACGCCGGTGATTGATTTCGAGTTTCAGGTGCGGACCGACATTGAACAGAAGTATGGCAGGAAGCATATCTTCAAGAGCTTCTTCCCTGACCGGGACACCGGCGAATGGCCCAAGGAAAAGATCGGCAAATATGCCAACGCGCTGGGCGTGCCCAAGGGGGAACAGTTTGAGCTAAGCGACCTGGTGGGAAAATGCTGCATCGTGCACATGCGGCCCTATAAGGGTAACGACGGTGTGACCCGGGACAGCATCGCATGGGTGGCCCAGACTAAGGCGGGGCAGATTGGCGAAGTGCAGCAGCCAGCGCCGGCCGGGGGCGGATTCGTGGAAGCGCCTGACGAAGAGCTCCCTTTTGATTGACGGGTTAGCATTCCCGGTCAAAAATGCAAGAAGTATTCATTCAGGAGGTGAAACCATGAACAGACAGCAGCGCAGGGCCTACAAGAAAAGCCTGCCCGCCTACAAGAAAATGAGCCATGACGCGCTCATGAACGCCATTGCCAAGAACGGCCTGACTGTGGAGGACCTGAAACGATGCAAGCAGGAGGGCTGGCAGCAGGGCGTGGAAAGCGCCGTAATCCAGTGTTACGCGGCGTTCTGCCTGGCCTTGAATGAACAGTTCGGATTTGGGAAAGAGCGGCTTCTCCGTGCCCTGACCGCCGTGGACGAAAAGGTGGTCTTTGCCATTGACAGCGCGGAAATGTGCGAGGAAGTGTTCAAACGGTTCGGTATCAGGATGGATTTCAGCCAGGGCATGGACCGGGTGCAGGAGGCCAGCGCATGACCATCATATCTGATTCGAGAGAACAGAAATGGAGCCATGTCCGGGACTACTTCGACGTGATGCGGGTGAAGTGGATACGGTCAAAGCTGCCCTGCGGCGACTATGGCCGGATGGACAACCTGAGTACCGTGATTGACCGCAAAGCCAGCCTGAACGAGGTGGAAAGCAACCTGATCCATGATCATGAGCGGTTCCGCCGGGAATGCCAACTCGCCCAGGATAACGGGATCCATCTGATCGTGCTGGTCGAGTGCGGCAGCGCAATCCGAGAGCTGCGGGACGTTTGGGGATGGCACAACCCGCGCCGAGTCTGGTGGGATAAGGTGGACCGGGCACACAGCCGGGGCCGGATGCTGGAAGTCAACATCCCGAGCAAGCCGCCGACGGAGGGACCGACCCTGTACAAAGTCATGCGCACGATGGCAGAGCGGTACGGTATTGAGTGGCGCTTTTGCGTACACCAGGACGCGGGAAAAGTCATATGCCGGATATTAGAGGACTTGCAGCCGAAATAAAAGACCGGGTTTCCTCCTGGGAGATGGGCGTGCAGATGGGGCTGGCCCCTGACCGGAATGGATACTGCAAATGTCCATTCCACACGGAGAAAACCGGGAGCCTGCGCCTCTATAAACAGGGGCGGCGGGGGTGGTACTGCTACGGATGCCACGAGGGCGGAAGCGTGCTGGATTTGGTGATGAAGTATTACCAGCTCGATCTATGGGGCGCGATCCTGCACATCGACGCGGCGTTTCATCTGGCGCTGCCGCTCCTGCCCCCAAAGCCCATGGCCGCAAAGGAAAAGCGGGAAATGGATTTCCGGCGGTGGCTGGACCAGAGCAAGCGCGAAACGGAAGAACAATATCAAAAAGCCGTTTTAGAGGCTTACTGGCTGGCCGGGGATTTGTACAACCAAATAGACGTGGAGTTGCGCTCTCGCGCTCTACGGGGCCTCTCTGAGGCTGAAAATGAAAATTTCTGGCGACTGGTGAGGCTTAGAGAGGATACACGGGACGCGATGGAGGATTTGGCGGTGTATGCAATTGGAGGTGATAAGGTTGGCTGAACTGGAAAAGGTGATCAGGGGGCTGGAAATATGTATCCGAGTGCAGGACAACGAGAAATGCCCTGATGAATGCCCGTATCGGAAGGACATATGCTATGGCACGGTAGGGTTGATGGCTGACGCCCTCTCCCTGCTGAAAGCGCAGGAACCAGTAGCACCGGAAGAATATACGGTCATTGTTTCACAATACGGGAACGCTGAACACAAATGTTACCGCTGCGGGGCTTGTAAATGCGGGCTGATTCGCAACACAAACTGGCGGCAGAAGTATTGCCCGGAATGCGGAAGGGCTGTGAAGTGGCCTGAACTGCCGAAGGAGGGAAACACATAATGGGACTGCTCGGAATGATTGATGCTGAACTGCAAAAGGATTTGATCGCTTTTATTAAGGATCAAGAAGCAAAACCGTATCCGCACGTTCTCGGAGATGCGCTTATTACACACCTTCTCAGAGAAATTATAAACGGCAATGCCAGGATGAGTGGATGCGCGAAGAATGATGCAAAAAAGACCATGTACATCGAACTCACTTTCTGGGAAAACGAGCCGCCGAAGGAGGGCTGACCATGTACGATACGCCGCAATACATTCCGCAGGGCTGGCAATGCCCGGTATGTGGCAGAGTATATGCTCCATCGTGGTCATTCTGCACGGTTTGCGGGAATCAGAAAACGGTTACGACAACGAACGGGACTACCAATGTGGAGAAGTATGCTGACGAACTGGTCAAGGAATGGAAAAAGATGTTGGATAAAGCACAAATAGAACCGTGGTATCTCAACAGTATGCTTGGGAAGCCATATGGCGTTGACAAGGAGGATGACGATGGGCGTATGGGGCCAAATGTCTGACGGCACAGCAATCCGCATCGACTTCGCCGTGAAGAAAAATTGCTGGAACATGGAAGCGTACTGCTACGGCAACTGCTACGGCTGCGGATGCTGCGCGAAGGACAAGAAACAGCGGTATGAAAACCGTATCCGATACCTGAACGGCATGATCGAAGAACAGGAACACTTCGACAATTGGTTTGACGAACCGGAAATGCGGGCGTTGCAGGAGAAAAACCGTCAGGTGAACATTGAGTATTTCAAGAAAAAGCTGGCGTACTACACGAAGAAACTGAAAAAGTTGGAGGGCTGAACATGGACTTGATAGACCGTAGCAAAATCAATTTCTATCATCTCACAGGGCCGGAATTGAGAAGCGCGATTGAAGAAGCTCCAACCGTCCCCGCCGTGCCGCTGGAACCGCTGGCAAAGTGGATTGTTGAAAATCTCGACCCTCGTTATTTCGATTGTGAGCATTGTTCAGAAGAAAACGTGTGCTACGATTGCCCCACGATGACCGAACAGCAGGTAAAAGAAAAATTGAAAAAGTGGATGGAGGAACAAAATGCGGCTGATAGACGCTGACATAATGCGCGAAAACCTTGAATGGTGCAAATCTCAAAGTGGCCGATATAATGACATCTATTGGGATGATGTTATTGAGAGGTTGGATGTACAGCCAACGGTGGACGCTGCGCCCGTGGTGCATGGGCGGTGGATATACGAAAATGATGATCCGTCGATGATTCCATGTTCTATGTGCGGGTATCAAGTATTTAGATACAATAATACGCCTTACTGCCCCAACTGTGGAGCCAAAATGGATTTGGAGGAACAAGATGCACAAACAGACCAGCCAGGGAAGTGATACCGCATGAGCGAACAGAGGAAACAGCCCCATTTCAGTGCCGACCAGTACCGGCATGGGGTGGAACCCTACGAGTACCTGTACAGCATCATCAACAATCCGCGGGAGCACGCCCAGGAAAAGGCGCGGCTGATCGAAGAGAGCAAAGCGCTGAAGTGCGGGGACATCCGGCCCTTTTACAAGGCGTATCTGGAAACGCAAAAGGCCGGGCGGTTCCGGGTGGATCAAGAGAACAGCACGCAGTTTACCGGCCAGGAGTTATCCCTCGACTGCGGCCAGTACGATTGCACCGACGACGGGGTGATGGCCTGGACCAACCAAGGGCCGGTGACCATCTGCCCCCATCCCATCATGCCAACCAAACGGATCATCAACATTGATTCTGGGGAGTGCAAGACTGAAATATCATTCAAGCGTGGGGCCGGAGGATGGCGCAAGGCGATTTTCGACAAAAGCGTATTGGCCAGCGCCCAGAAAATCATCCAGCTTGCCAGTCAGGGCATTGCCGTTGACAGCGAAAACGCACGCGGGCTGGTGGCCTATCTCTCATGGATCGAGAATGCCAACTATGCGAAGCTGCCAGAGCTGAAAAGCGTCGGGCGGCTGGGCTGGACACAGCATGGATTCTCTCCATACGTTGACGGGCTGATCTTTGACGGTCAGGAGCAATACCGGCAGGCATTCCAGGCCGTACACCAAAAGGGCGACCTGCAAACATGGATTGATACAGTCAGGGCAATCCGCACGAGCGGAAACGTGGCTGCGCGGGCCATGCTGGCCGCCTCCTTCGCCTCTGTGCTGGTGGGCAAGCTGGAGGTTCTGCCCTTCATCATCCACGGGTGGAGCAACATTTCAGGCATCGGGAAAACCGTTTTGCTCATGTGCTGCGGGAGCGTGTGGGCCAATCCTGCCGAGGGCGAATACATCAAAAGTTACAACATGACGCAGGTGGGCTTGGAGATTTTAGCGGGCTTCTATGGGGCCCTGCCGCTGTGCCTGGACGAATTGCAGCTCAGGCAGGGCAAGAGGGAACAGTTTGACGATATGATCTATCAATACTGCGAAGGTGTAGGGCGGACCAGGGCCACAAAGAGCGTGGGATTGCAGCGCGTGGCGACCTGGCGCAACTGCGCGATTTCGACCGGCGAGGAACCGCTCACCAACAGCAACAGCAAAGCAGGCGCAATCAACCGCGTGCTGGATTTCGACATTGGCGACAAAAAGATATTCGAGGACCCGCACGAGGTGGCAAGCATTGTCCGGCGTAACTATGGCCTGGCCGGGCGCATGTTCGTGGAAAAGTTGTCAGATGCAGTCATCGAGGGCCTCCATGCCATGTATGGCGCTTTCGTCGATCAACTCAACAGCCAGGCAACGGACAAACAGGCCAGCAGCGCGGCCATGATCCTGACCGCCGATTCGTTCATTGACGCCGAGATTTTCCACGATGGGCTGGCGCTGACCGCGAATGACCTGCTGCCGATGCTCCAAACCCGGGAGGATACCGACGTCAACCGGCGGTGCTATGAGTGGATCGTGGATATTGTGGCGGCCAACCAAGGGCATTTCATCCCCCACGACGGCGGAACCTACGACGGCGGGGAGTGCTGGGGCAAAATCGACCAGCGCGACGGCCACGACTGCGCAATCGTCAACAGTACCGTTTTCCGGCGGCTGATGCAGGCCGAGGGCTACAGTACCAAGGGCTTTCTGTCCTGGGCGAAAAAGTACAGGAAAATCACCTGCTCCAATGACAAAAAACACCCGTTCGAGCGGCAGATACGCATAGGGTCGGTGCAGACCTGGTGCATCTGTCTGACCCTTCCGAGGGACGGCGACGATTACCAGATTGTACAGGAAGAATGGCCGCAATGACCCTGGGGACCGTCACCACCGTCACCGACGTCACCACCGTTTTTAATACACTATATAAAAAACTTTTTTTCTTTCGATTGATAAAAAAAGAGGGCGCTATATAGGGGTTAAAAATGCGTGGTGACGTGGTGACAAACGGTTCGAAGCCTTACGGCATAAGGCTTTTGCGGTGGTTGCGAAATTGGTGACAGCGTGGTGCAATCGGTGACGAGAATGTAATAAATGGGAGGTAAAGCATGGCTTATATCTATAAGACGGATTTTGGGTATTTTGGCATCGGAAAGCGGGCAAAGATTTTGCGCGTGATAGCGGGCCTGACGCAGCAGGATTTGGCAAAACGTATGCGGGTACCAAATTATACAATTGGGCGGATTGAAAACGGCGAAATACCATTCACGGATAAGCTGCTAAAACAGTTCGCAAAAGCGATTGACATGGAAGACTATAGAGACCTGCTCAAGGAACATTTGGAGGTGAGAATCTGATGGAGATTATCATTAACGAGACGCAGGACCTATTGACCGTGGCAATGATCCTGGTAAAAAACGGGTATACAGTCAAACAGGGGAAGCGCAAAAAGCCGAACAGCACGAGCGCCTATGACAAGGTGCTGATCGTAACGCGGGAGGACAAGCCCAATGGCTGATACCTATTGCAGGCGGACCGGAAAACCATGCACCATGTGCCTGATTGGGTTTATCCCGGATGTGCTGAAGTGTGCGAACAGATACAAAAAAATAGATGAGGAGGGGCAACAGAATGACCATCACGCAGTATCAGGAATTGGCGGCCAGGACGATCAACCGGGACCTGTCCCAGACGCAATCAACCCACCATGCGCTGTACGGCCTGAGCGCTGAGGTCGGCGAGGTGCTCGGCATATACCAAAAGCATTACCAGGGACACCCTATCAGCTATATCGAGCTTCGGAAGGAGATCGGGGACGTATGCTGGATGATTGCGGAGCTGTGCACGGTCCACGGGTGGAGCATGGAGGATATTTGCCGGGAGAACATCGAAAAGCTCAAGAAACGTTATCCTGAGGGTTTCGATGCAAACAGGAGCCTTCACCGGGAGGAATGATCATGCGGGCAAAAGATTTTTTCCTGGCCGTGCGGGACGCGGAGCATAAAATCAGGGTCCTACAGTCCAAACGGCGCAGATACCAGGAGTTGGCGTCCAGCATCACGGGCATGTCGGAAACTAACATCCGCTCAACCGGCAACAGGAGCAGGACGGAAAACGCGGCCCTTCGCCTGGTGGAGGTAGAGGAGCAGATGGGGGACGCGGGGGAACGATACGTTGCTCTGATCGAAACGGCGGAAAACGTGCTCGGCCAGCTCAAGCCCCAGCGCTACGTGGACGTTCTGACCTATCGTTACATTCTGGGCCTGAGCTGGCGAAGTGTCGCCGACGAGATGGGCTATAAAGGCCCCAAATCCGTCTACGAGGTGCACGGCTGGGCACTGGCTGCCGCGCAACGGATTTTGGACAAAATGTCCGCGATGGATACGATGGTATAAATCGTGGTTGCTTAATCAATCAAAAAAGTTGAAAAAATCAACGAAAGTACTTGATCGTACCTGTCAAGAGTGTTATCATATATCCAGTGAAATAGATTCACGGTACGGATGGGCACCAGACCGCGGAGCTGTTCATGAGATTCACCTCCTTCTTGCAAATGGTACGCAAAAGTAGAGCCTACCTCGAAACTCTACAGAATCAAGATAGGCTCTATTTTTGTGCCCTCATTCCGGTGGGATCAGTTCTTCCAGGGTGCAGCCAAGGGCACGGCAAAGGGGGCGGAGATATTTTAGGGATGGGCTTTGCAGATTGTGTTCCCACTTCTGGACGGTGGTTTCTCCTGTGCGGCCTTCAATGCCGATCATGTTACCAAGCTGTATCTGTGTTAGCTTCTTTGCCTTGCGTTTCGCCTGGATGATTTCGCCGATGGTCAATGTGTGTCACCTCCCGACAGAATTTTACCAGATTCGCGGTCATTCCGCAACCAGAAAGGGTGTTCCCGATGGGTTAGAATATCAGCCCCAGCACTACCAACAGCACCAGGAGCCAGCAGCAAGCGGCGTATCCGTTACCCAGGTACTCAAGCAGCATTTTCTCCACCTCCTCACGATTGATACATGCCGTGTTGATACAGGTTGTCGTCAAGCTCGATATAGATTAGCTGGTCAAATCCATTCCAGGCGCTGGCCTCGGGATCGTCAGGGTTGTAACAGTCAACGGTCCAGATGATGCTGTCCTCGATTGCGTGGCGCTGGCCCTCTCGATGGCCCAGAATGTAGGCGGTGGAAAGTAGGATGATCGCGGCAATGATGCAGATGATTTTCTTCATGACTGATTTTCCTTTCTGCCCGTTTCGCCGATAGCACAGCGGTTTAGTTTCAGCGGTCGAAGCTGCCGAAAAAGTTCATGCGGTCGTCTGAATCACCTGTATCTGCCAGGTCAAGCAAAGCGCGGATGATTCTTCCGAAGAAAAATTCCATCTGGAACATGTACTCGTATTTCTCGGTCTGATAGGTCGCAGATTCAAAGAACCGGTTTAGATTGTTGATCCACTCTTTCAGGCTGATTTTGTCCAGGCCCACGGCGGCCAGCTTGCCGCGCTTCTGGTACATCCGGAAATCTGTATCATAGCTTTCAAGGTCCATGCTGCTGTCCTGGTCGTGGTACTGTTCTTGCACGCTGAGGGCATTCATCTGGTAGAGCTTTTCAAACTCCCGCTTGTAGTCCTCGGCAATCATGTTCCGGTTGGTCTGGTAGTCATAGACCCAGAGATGATGCGGAGAACGTTCGGTGCCTTCTGCGATTCCGGCCAGCAGACCGGCCGCTCTCATGTAGTCCTGTTTGTTGATAACGAAGCTGCTCATGGTTCATTCCTCCTCTTGCTGATTGTCGGGCTCTCGTTGCCCTGTGCAAGGTCGATCTGCTCGGCCCTGCCCAGGAAAACGCGCTGTTAGTCCTGCGCGATCCATTCCAGATCCCATCCACCGCCCCAGCCCCAGAGCGCTTGGGCTGTGTCTTGCGCTTCTTCAATGGTTTCACAGTGGTATTCGGTGTTGGCGTCTGGTTCTGCGTCGCTGTGAAGCAGCTTGTCCTCAGTGTCCCAGTAGATGGTCTGGCGTCCTTCCTGTTCGTTCAGGTTGATGGTGCAAATGCTGATCTTCATGGTGTATTCCCTTTCTGCCCTGTCTCATCAGTGCCGGTGGGGCGGTTCCGGCAGACGGCCCGCAGGCCGTTTCGACTTAGTGCTTTTTCCTCTGGATTTTAATTCCCTGAATGAAAATCGGTGTGTCGTTGGCTGCTGCTGCCTCCTTCGCTTTTGCCAATGAGCTATAATATTTGGTTTCTGGATAGTCATAAAACAGATAGAAAGTATCTACCACAACCGCAAACAGTGCTTTTTTCATGGTCTTCACTCCTCCTCTTTTTCGACGATGGTGCAATCTTCGCGGATGGTGATTTCCTTGCCGTCGCTGTACCAGACCGACAACACGTAATAGTCGAATCTTGAATCTTTCCAATGTACCCGGTTCAGGTCGAGGCGCTCAATCTCTACGCCGTTAATCGTTGCGATGCTGTCCGCCATGTTGATCATGTTCTTTGCTGTCTTATCCATTGTCTTTCCCTTTCTGGCCGTCTTGCCGATGCCGCAGCATTTTGATTTTGTTATGCCAGTGTGATTCCGACTTGAGCGCCTGCCAGCTTGCCGCCCTGGTTCTTGATCGTCTCGCTGCCGTGCATCAACCGAATTTCATCCAGGCTGTAGCGCTTCTTGCTGTGGCTGATGCTGCTTTCATCGTGCCAGTACCAAGCAACCTTGTTCTTGCTGAACCTGTAGCCCGCTTCCTTGAGCCGTTCCCGGTTCGGGTACGTGTTGCCGGTTACCCACAGCCAGGAGCCGCACAGCTCCACTGTCACGCCGTCCATGTTCAGGGTGGCCGCTACTGCCTCGCGGAATTTCTCGGGAGCTTCGCGCTCTTCGTCTCGGGGCTGGTAGGTTTCGCCGGTTGCGGTTTCCTTCGGGAGCTTCTTGCTCAGCATGTCGAACTCTGCGTTGATTGCTGCCATGGTTGCGTCGTCGCCGCCACAGTCTGGATGGTGGATTTTTGCCAGGCGCTTGTATTCCTGCTTGAGCTGATCCAGGGTCTTACAGTTGGTAAAATACTTAATAGTCATTGTTGATTGCTCCTTTCATGGTGCCCATTGATTTCGGTGTTTTCCTTTGATGACTGTATTATATCACACCTTTTCCGGTGTGTCAGCCCCCAAATTATCAAACTTGGAAGTTTTATTTTGCAACTTTCGGCTTCTGGTTTTATAAAATGAGTAAGTTTTGAGTAAGTTTTGAGTAAGTATTGGGTAAGTTGGTTATAGGCTCAGAACGAACGAGAGTGGACCCCGCCCCGGGGCAGCGGTCAGAGCGGCGCGGCTGGTGCTGGTGTCGGCTGATCTGGTCCAGGTGTCGGCGTGTTGCTGGCGCGGATCGTGACAAGGCGGAATCGTGACAAGGCATTCCGAAAATAAGATAGATATAAAACAACTATATTAGTACCAACTGCCCACATATACTACCCACAAGCCGCAGAAAACCCCAGTATTTCCAATGTATCTTGTTTGAATGCAATTCAAGCCAGCAGCCAGCACCAGCACCAGGCCACCCCCTCCCCTGGGGGTAGGGGGGTCTGATCGGAAGCCGGGGGGCCGAATCTGGGAGTGAGACTCCTGACCATCCTATAGCGCATATATAAAAATCATCAATCAACCACACACATCACCGCCCCGATACCCACGACCCACCGGGGCAAGGAGGGACAGCATGGCAAAGGTCACGAACGGGCACAGTTTCGGGCTGACAGCGCCAGAAGCTATGATTTGTAAGGCGTTTGCGTATGGCAAAACCGAGAAAGAAATTTTTCAATTGTTTTATCACATTAGCGATACGAGCACGCAGAAAGAGAAAGTTGCGGCGAGGAAAGCGTTTCAAAAGTTGCGGAACAAAGAGGGCTTTGACGAGTGTTACCGGGCGTTCATCCGGGAATGTGTCCAGGGGTTATTTGCTCAGGGCATCAAGACGCTTGGCGATCAAATAAACATGGACGCGACAGACCCGAAGACAGGGTACATGTCGCAGAACGCGGCAAATCTGATTATGAATAGGTGGTATGACAGTGTGATGAACGTGAACAGCAACGAGGTTGTTGTGCGGGTTGAGGGGATGCCGGTGCTGGGCAAGCCGGAGGATGCCGAAGCGGAAGGCGCTGACTCTGATTGATTACGATACAGTATCAGCCGACGCCGAAGCAAGAAGCGTTTCACGCTACACCGGCGAATGAAGTTTTATATGGCGGGGCCGCAGGCGGCGGCAAGACGAAGGCGCTGATTATGGATGCGTTCTTTCGGTGCTTGACGTACCCGCACACGACAGCGGTTGTATTTCGGAGGACGTACCAGGAGCTTGAGGATACGGACATCAAGGAAGCAAAGGCGAGCTATCCGAAAAAGCTGGCGACGTACAATGCCGGGCGGCACGAGTTCAAGCTGGTGAACGGCAGCCAGATTTTATTTCGACATTGCGAGAATGAGGCTGACCGCTTTAATTACAGCGGTATTGAGATTCAGTTTTTGTACTTTGATGAACTGACCAGCTTTGAGCAGAGTATCTATGATTTCCTGAAAACCCGTCTGAGGGCGAAAAAGAGCCTGGGCGTGACGCCGATTGTGCGCTCTGCGTCTAACCCTGGGAATATTGGTCACGGCTGGGTGAAGAAGATGTTTGTGGACGCCGGACCGTACATGAGCATTCAGACCCAGGAGATATATTCCGAGGCGCTGCATAAGAGCCGAAAGATCAGGACGCAATACATCCCGGCGCTGGCAACGGAGAACCCGTTCATCACGGAGGACTACATTTTCCAGTTAGAAACAAAGCCTGAGGCGCTGCGACGTGCGCTGCTCAACGGTGACTGGGACAGCTTCGAGGGGCAGGTATTCACCGAGTTCAAGAACGATCCTGCGCACTATGCTGACCGCCTCTGGACGCATGTGATAGAGCCCTTCCCGATTCCGCTGGACTGGCCGCGCTACATGAGCTTCGACCATGGGTATACGAAACCGTTCAGTGTTGGCTGGTGGGCGATTGACCCACAGGGCCGGGCATACCGATACCGGGAATGGTACGGATGCAAGCCACGTCAGGCAAACGTCGGGCTGATGCTGACGCCCCAGCAGATTGCGGATGGGATTCTTCAGCGGCAGCAGGACGAAATGAACAACAACGTCTTTATCGACGCCATAGCCGACCCGGCCATATTCGATAAGAGCCGGGGGGACAGCGTGGCCGACCAGATGAGTCCGCATCCGCCAAAGCCAGGGATTATGTTCCGCAAGGGCGACCATACGCGCATGGCTGGCCTGATGCAGGTGCATGAGCGGCTCCGGTTCGATCCTGAAGGTAAACCGATGATGTATGTGTTCAATACCTGTCAGGACTTTATCCGAACGATCCCGACGCTGCCCTATTCTCAGACAAAGCCCGAGGACGTGGACACGGACGCCGAGGATCATTGTCTTGTTGGTGATACTAAGGTATTCACCGAAAAAGGCTGGTTGACAATCAAGGATTTATCTGATACAATGGGATACGTATTGAGCCATGATGGAAAATGGCACCAGTATTCCGATTGCAGAAAAACCCAAGATAATGTGCCGGTCTACAGAGTGACAATGGACAACGGTAAAACGGTCATTGCGACAAAGAATCACAAGTTTATGCTGAAAGATGGCACATGGAAGCGATTGGATGAACTGCAAATCGGGGATGAGATGATGGAGGTAGAATGTGAAGGTCAACATCATAAGCCCGACGATACAGGAATTTAATGGCGAAAGATTCTATCTGTGTGGTCATTACTTTCAGCACAAAGGGAAGCGTCTGCATGTTGCTGTTTGGAGATACCATGACGGAGAAATCCCGAAAGGATACCATGTTCATCATAAAGACCAAGACAGGTCAAATAACCAAATCGAAAATCTTGAATTGATGGTTGGAAATCTCCATCAATCAATGCATGCTTCATCGAGAGACGAATACAATCACAAGCACATCAACGATATTCGCACTCTTGCGGCTGAATGGCATGGTTCAAAAGAAGGGAGAGCATGGCACAGCAAACACGCAAAAGAAACATGGGAAAATGCTGAAATGCATGATTACGTATGTGTTTCATGCGGCAAAACGTTTCAGTCAAGAAATAATTACGGTGAAAAAGAAAACACATTCTGTTCTAATGCGTGCAAGTCATACTTCCGTAGACACAGCGGGGTAGACAATGAACAGCGGGCCTGTTCGTATTGCGGGAAGTTGTTTGCAGTAAACAAATACAGTAAACAATCCTGTTGTTCGCAAGAATGTGCTGTCAAGAAAAGGTGGGGCAAGTGAAAGTCGCAAAAATCGAATACGTCGGGAAGTCGAGTGTCTTCAACATGGAAGTTGAGGGCACTCATTCTTTTATCGTGAATAATGGGATTGTGTCTCACAACTGTTATGACGATGTGCGGTACTTCTGCATGAGCAGGCCGATCACGCCTGTCCGCAAGCCCAAGCCTGAAGGCCCGAAACCTTACGACCCTTTCACGAGGTAACTTATGAGCGAATACGAAAACCTGACCGAGGCGGCATTCAGCGAACAGCCGCTTGACGAGGAACAGCAAAAGCTCCTTCAAACGGTGTATGACCGGCTGACGATGTTCGAGGAAGGATGCAGGCCATATCACGAGGCGGCACGGGAAGCGCGGGCAATTGTCCGGTTGAAAGACCCTGGGCAGGACGCGCCGGGCGCGACAGAAAAAGCCCTCCAGCTTCAAACGCTGAAAAGCACGTTTAATAACTGCGTGGCCGATCAGATGCAGAACATCCCGGAAGCAAAGCTCCTGCCGGAAACGCCGGATAAGCAGGAGGCTGTGGACGACCTGCAAGACCTGGTGCACCATGTTGTGTATGAGGTCAATAACTTCGAGGAAATCCACCGTCGGCGGTCTGAAGACTTCTATGGGCCGGGCACGGTCATCACGCAGATTGCCTGGGACGATGACGCCAGCTATGGCAAGGGTGACGTGGCGATCATTCGCTGGCCGATAGAAGCCTTCCTGTGGGATCCACAGGCTGACCGCATAGATGATTGCCGGGCGGTAATGAAGCTGTCCTGGCACCCTCTGAGCTGGTATAAAGAGCACTGGCCGGAAGCCGCGCCGTACATTGCCGATGAAGAAGACCAGTACAATCAGGTCGGCATGAGCGATGTTCAGAAAGAAAAGCTGAGCAACGACGAAGGCCGGGCCATGATGATTGAGTATTGGTATCGGGAATACGACGCAAAGAAGAACCGGTATTCGATCAACGTGGCGTACTGTGCCGGGCACGCCTTGCTGGAGGACAGCAAGAATGTGTACATGCACGGCATGTATCCCTTTGTGGTGGAGCGCTGCGATACCGTGGAAGGCTGCCTGGCCGGTGACGGCATGGTGACCGAGCTGACGCCTATGATGCGGTACATCAACCGTTACGCCCAGTATATCGACATGAATCTGCGTATGAGCAGCAAGGGCCGTCTGCTGACCCGGCGCGGTGCGAACATCGACAAGGAAGCCCTGGCCGATTGGAGCCAGGATATTATCGAAGGCGACCGCGTGACCCAGGGCGAGGATGTGACCTGGCTGCAAAACGTGCCGTTCAATGGCATGATCTCCAACCAGATGAGGCAGTTCCAGACAGACCTGAAAGCCGACGCCGGTGCGAATCAGTTCACTCGTGGTGAAACAACGGGCGGTATCGTTTCCGGTAAAGCAATCAGCGCATTGCAGACCGCAGGCGCGAAAGTTCAGGTCGCCAGGACGCAGATTCTGAACAACGGTTTCAAGCAGATGGTAAAGCACATCCTCTGGCTGATGGCGGAGTTCTATGACGAAGACCGCGTGGTCATGGTGACTGGCCGTAAGGATGGGACAAGGCGGAAGATTGCTATGAACGCGAAGAAATTCTTCGATAAGCCGAAGAAAGGCGTGCTGGCTCCGCCTCCGTACACGGTGCAGGTGGAGTGCGTCACCCGCGACCCGTCCAGGATCGACCAGATCAACAACCTGTATATGCAGGCGTTCACCATGGCCGCGCAGATGCAGCAAAACTTCCCGCTGTCCGCGCTGTTCCGGCTTTTGAACATCGAGGGCAAGGATAGGCTATTGCCGGTCATCGAGGCGAACGAACAGCAGCAGGCCATGATGCAGCAGATGCAGCAGCAGATTGAGCAAATGGCCGCTCAGATGCAGCAGCTCCAGCAGGAGAACCAGAGCCTGAAGCTGACGTCCACCGACCTGACAAACGCGCTTGCAAGCGCCGGGGTATCCGCCAACCAGCAGCAGGCAACGGCGGCCAGAATGCCGCAGGCCGGAATGCAAGTGAATACCCGGCAAGCCCTGATTGATAACGCCAGGGCGAATCTGACGCCAGAAATTGAGGAGTGAGCAATCGCTCCTCTTTCTGATATATTGCGCTTTCCCCGTTTTCTGCGGGGAAGACGACGGCCAGCAATGGCCTTAAAGGAGGATCACCCATGGAAAATACGGTCGAAAACAACAACATGGAGCAGCAGGCTGTACAGGACGACGCTGTATTGGAGCCGATGCAGGAACAGGAAGAACAGGCCATTTCCAGCCTGGACGAAATCACCGACCAGCCGGAGGATCAGCAGCAGGACAACGGACAGCAAAGCACGCAGGAACAGCCCGCCAAGAGCGAACCCGGCTGGATGCGTAAAAAGATGGACGCGGCCGTCAGCAAGGCGCTGCAAGAGCAGGAAACCCGCCTTCGCGCTGAATTTGCCGCATCGCTTGAGCCTTTGCGCGAAAGCATGTACGAGAGGCAGGCTGAAGCCCTGGTTGCTTCTGGTGAAATCAAGTCCAAGGAAATGGCGCTGAAATACGTCAAGGCGATGGCGGGCGTTCCGTCCTCCGAGCCTGACCAGACGCCGAAGACGCAGAACCAACCCCGTACCCCTGACGGTCGGTTCGCCTCATCCCAGCAGCAACAGACGGAGCCTGACGCGGAGACGAAAGCCCGCGCCAGCTTCCTGGTGGAGCAGGCGGAAAAAATCAAATCCAGCAAGGGCCTGGATGTTGCGGCCCTGTACCAATCCAACCCCGAAGTGCAAGAGAAAGTCCTCAGCGGAGAATGGGACTTTTACGACGTGGCTGAGGCCATGAGCCAGCCCAGACGCCGCGTCCCGTCTCCTGTCCGGTCCTCCAACAGCGCGGGCTCTCCTATGGACGTTAACGCGGTCGCCAACCTGAGTGATGCTCAGTTTGACCGGCTTCTGAAAAATCTTGCTGAGGGGAAGGTATACGACATGCGCAAATAAGTAAAGGAGTGAGCATATGCCTATTACCCCCAATGCGGCCTATAACACCAACTATACCTATGACGCTGGTGTAGCGCCGTCGGTTATCAAGTTTTACGAGCGCAACTTCATGAAGGAAGTTGAACCCGAACTGATCCATAACCGTGACGCTCAGAAGCGTACTCTGCCCCTGAACAACGGCAAGACGATCCAGTTCACCAGAATCACCGAGCTGCCCGCTATCACCACTCCCCTGGTTGAAGGCGTGACCCCCGACGGCCAGAAGCTGACCGAGACCGCCTTCACCGCCATGGTGAAGCCCTACGGCGGTTATATCGCTGTGACCGACGAGTTCAACTGGTATCTTCTGGGCAACAAGCACAAGGAAGCCAGCGAACGCCTGAGCCGTCAGGCCGCGCTGTCTCTGGATACGATCAGCCGTGACGCTCTGCACGCGGGCATGAACGTGCAGTATGCTGGCAGTAACACCACCCGCGGCACCATTGCCCCAACGGATAAGCTGACCTACGCCGACATCAAGAAGGCCGTGCGTACCCTGCGCCGTGCCAATGCGAAGCCCTTCTCTGATGGCTACTTCCACGGCATCCTGCATACCGACGTGTACTACGATCTGACCAGCGACACCATGTGGACCGACGTGGCAAAGTACCAGACCACCGAAAAGGTGGAGAAGTACGAGCTGGGCAAGATTTACAAGGTGCGCTTCTTCGAGTCCACCAACGCGAAGGTGTTTACTGCCCAGACCTACATCGTCGGCACTACGACCGCGATTGCTGCGTCTGCCAACTACGACGCTACCAACCGTGAACTGACCACCAACGTCACGATCACCCCCGACATGGCCCGTGATCTGACCGGCCGTTTCGTGAACGTGCAGTACACCAAGAGCAGCACCAACTATGTGACGCCCATGTGCATTGAGAGCGTGGACTATGCGGCGAAGAAGATCAAGTTCCGCTGGAATCCTGACGCTTCCGTGTACGCTGAATGGACCACCGCTCAGAGCCTGACCATCGTGCCTTATGGCGGCGGCGCCTCCGGCGCTCCCGTGTATTCTACCCTGGTGTATGCCGAGAACAGTTATGGTTCCGTTGAGCTGGGCGGCAATGGCCGGAACGTGGAAATTATCGTGAAGCCTGCCGGTTCCTCCGGCTCCGACGACCCCCTCAACCAGCGCGGTTCTATCGCCTGGAAGGTGCGGGGCTTCTGCACCGTGATCCTGAACGACAACTATATCGTGCGTATCGAATCCGGCGCGACTGCTTAACCTTGATCCCGGCGGGGCTGCCCAGCGTGGCCCCGCCTTTTTTGAAAGGAGCATGGATATGCCTGCAAAGAATGCTACCCCAACCGTCATGAATGACGGCCTGACTGTTGCGAATCCTATTGTTGAGAAGAAAAGCACCGTCCCCATGGTGTCGATCTATATTCCCCCTGCCCCGGAAGCTGAGGCTGGTATCCAGGTGGACCCCTACGAACATGTAACGATCAATGGTGCTCTCCCCACTTATGTGCAGCGTGGCGTCCAGGTTGAAGTGCCTGTCCCTGTGTTTATGCAGCTTCGGAACAAATACCCCCGGCTGTGAGGTGATTCACCATGACGGTTGATGATATTAAGCAAGAGGTTATGTTCCAGACCAACAATGATGCGGATGACGTCGGGGACTTCTTGCCGTCCTTGCTGGGCTACATCAACGATGGATATGACCGGCTGGTAAAGGTCTGGACGAAAAGCCACACCCCCCAAGAGGATTATCCGAGGCTGGCCGAAGATTCTGATGAGCCGAACCTCCCTGAGTGGACGCATCGGTATATCGCTGACTGGGCGACCTGGCTTGTATATCGCAACGGCAACCCGTCAAAGCAGAATCGTGGTCTGGCTTTCAGAAATTCCTTTGAGGAAATCTGCTCCAAGATTGCCGGTGAGGGCGGCGCTGATGGCATAAACCCAGACGGCACGAACAAACAGTTTAAGTATTTTTTCAATATTCCAAGATAAGGCGGTGTTGTTGTGGCGTATTTTAGTCTGCATAGCTACGATGCGGATGTATGGATCAGTGAGTTTCGCGGGCTGAATCAGTCAGATACCGGCCTGAATCCGAATCCTGTATACGCCGCAATCGCTGAGAACGTTGAGACGCCAAACGGCGTGTTACAGCCCCAGGCCGCGTGTCCCGAGCTGCCCGGGGCTTTCGAGAATCGGGTGGAAACCCTGGCTTCCTTCTATCGCCGCTGGTACGAAGGCCCTGGCAGCAAAGAATGGTATATATGCGCAAGCGGCGGAAAACTGTACTTCCGGCAGGCCGAAGACGACGGCGGCGCTTGGGCGGAGATTGATCTGCCGGCTGGCATTGATGCATTTCAGAGCAACGTGTGGAGCTGGGTCACCTATGAGATCAACCCGGAAAACAGCGATGATACCGTTGACGTGCTGCTCATGAGCAACGGCCTGGACGGTATGATTATGGTCGTGCCGCCTGACCGCCCGACAACCTGGGGAGACTATACGGAACAAACATGGAATTACCTGCTGGATATGACCTGGCTGGAAGTCAGTTCTCCCGCTTGGCACATTATAACCGTTGATACCGGAGACAAAAAATTCGGTGTAATCGAGCGGTATGCTGAACGCATCTGGGCGGCAGCCATTACAGACAATCCTGACATGCTGATGTATTCCCGGCCCTACGATCCTACTGACTGGACCGGGCCTGGCGTGGATGAAGAACCGGAAGACGCGGCAGGGGACATTTTGCAGCCAACATGGGACGGTGACAAGTTTTATGCTCTGCGGCGGTTCGGCGACCAGCTCTTGGCATTTAAAAAGAACCGGGTGTTTCGTATCCTGAACACCAATCCAGGTGACTATATCGTCAAAGAGCAATTCGGCGGCGGCACTGAATTTTTCAACACGCTGGCTGTTGATGCTGAACGTGTGTATATGGTGGGCGATCAAGGCGTGTCTGTGTTTGATGGTATGAGCACCTACCCGTTCTGGCGGGATCAGGCAAGCGAGCTGTGGAAAACCATCAACAAGTCCGCGTTGGATCAGATGTGCGCCACCCTGTACAGGCAAAAATATTACGTCGCCTTCCCTGTCGGTGATAGTGCCGTCAACAATGGAATGCTGTGTTACGATCTGAAAGAAAAGACGGTATTGTACTACAAGGATTTCAGCGTCGAGGCATTCCTGCCGACGGATGGCGAGTTATTCATTACCAGCTCTACGCTGCCCGGAAAGGTGCTTAGGCTTCGCTACAATTCCTGGGATGAGGGCAAGGCCAGCGGCGCTCCCACCCGTTGGGTGTCCCCCTGGATGGATTTCGGCGTGAAAAGCATCAAAAAGGGCGGCTTTGAATTATATATGATCCCTGAGGTTCAGACCGAGGCTGTGACGCTGAAGATCAGCATTCAGACCGAAAAAAAGCTAAAAACAAAAACCTACACAGTACAGCCCCTGACCGCTGAACAGCTTGAAGCGAACAAAGAGCACCGTGGTAAGCGTCTGCATTTTGGCGGCACTGGCCGGAAGTTCCGCATCATCATCGAGACAGATGCCGGTGTCACCGCTCCCTGGCGGCTGATCGGCGGGCTGCAATTGATCGTTGAGACGGACCCGGATTGAGGTGGGGCAAATGCAGAGAAAAGCAGTTTCGCGCAAACAGCATGAAGCGCTGCGAGTGCCTCAGGGCTGGAAAGAGCAGGACAGGGCGCTGGTGATTCAGCTTGAGCGGATTTTGGACGACTTATATTCTAAGTTTGGCCGAATCCGGTTGATTGATCTGGCGAATGAGCTGCAAGCGCTGATTGCGCAGTACGGGGACGATATTGGGGGCTTGCAGGAAACAGCGGTCACCAACGTCGGCTTTAACCAAACGACGCGGCAACTTACGAAAACGATCAACGGAACAACGACAAATGTTGTGCCGGTCGCTACGCTGGACAGCAACGGGAAAATCCCCGCCTCCCAGCTTCCCAGCTATGTTGACGACGTGATGGAGTACGCCTCTTTCAGCGGCTTTCCGTTGACTGGTGAAACGGACAAAATCTATGTCGCGCTGGACACGGGCTTTACATACAGGTGGAGCGGATCACAATATGTGCGACTGAACACCTATGATCCGGCAACGCATACCGAAAGTGGCCTGATGAGCGCGGCGGACAAGAAAAAACTGGACGGCGTGGCCGAGGGAGCAACGGCGAATGAGGGGACCATTACTGGCGTCAAGATGAATGGCAACGTGGTGGGTTCAAGCGGTGTTGTTGACCTTGGCACGGTGATTCAATCCCACCAGGACATCTCTGGCAAAGCGGATAAAATCGCAACGGTTTCCACCATTGCCTATGACAGCACCAACAAAAAGATCACCAAAACGATCAACGGCAACACTACTGACGTGGTGACTGTTACGACGTTAAAGGCCAATATGGCCCCTTTTACCTGGGGCGATTTGGCTGGACGATAGAGAGGTATAAACCATGGCGACGACAACTACTAATTTGAAACTGGTAAAACCGGAATATTCTGACACGGCAGACGTTCAGGTAATCAATCAAAACATGGATAAAATTGATGGCGCGACCGGAGGTGTGATTGGCTCCCTTGCTATCGTCACCAACGGAAACACACATGCGGCCATTTTGTCCGGGCAATACGCATATGTTCGCAACCATGCATCTTTGGCGGAAGGGTTATATCGCGCAACGACAGGCATCCCGGCGAATTCCACGCTGTCCACGTCCAATTTAGTGGCTGTTCCTGGCGGGCTTAATGACGTATGCTCAAAATTTGAGAGCCTGCAAAGCGCGGGTATATCGTGGGATTCGAGCTATATGCCTACCCGCAGCGACGTGGCAATGTTTTATAAAAAAGGCGTTGTGTGTCAGCTTGTCTTTTGGAATGTCTCGTGGGCGAACACAATATCAGGCGATATAGGGGTTGCACAAATTCCGCTTGGGTATCGACCGCTTGAGAAGATTTCTTTCTTTGGCCACAATGGACAGAATCAGATATGCAGGGGTTGGCTTGATCCAAATGGCATACTTAGAATGTCCTATTACCCTGGCGGACTGATGTATGCCTCGATTACATACCTGCGTAACTAAAAATAGTGTTATAGGGGGATAAACTCATGAACGAGAACAATTTTTTCCTGCACCAGATCAAGCGCACGAATGGAACCTATGACAAGGGCATCGTGGTGAAAGAAACATTCGACGACGCAAAACAGAGCTATCATGCCTATCTCGGCGCATACGCCTACGGGCATGATGCGAACACGGATTATGTACAATGTATGATTACAGATCAGCTTAGTGGCGGCATGGTGTTGTTGACAGAAACGTGGAACCGGGCAGAAACACAAGCATAAGCGCAACGGAACCGGAAGAACAGGGTGAGCAGTGATGTATACCGCATCATGGGTACAATTCCAGGTCGATGCGATGAGAGCCCGGAACGCTCCAAAGGCCGACATCATCCGCGCTACCGCTGAATTGCGTCTTGGCTGGCAGTATGTCTACGCGTCGCAAGGCCAGGACTGTACACCGCAATGGCGTAGAAGCCGCATCCCGTATTGTCCCTCTCAAAAATACGTGGACATGATCAACAACAACTGCCCTGTCCTGAGCGGGAAACAGCCCGCTTGTGACGGTTGCGGCTACGTTGATACGGACGTGTTCGATTGCGCTGGGTTTGTCCTAAGCGAAATGCAGTTGGCTGGCGTCCCGATGTATGGGCAGGGCGCTACCACCCAATGGAACACCGCGTCCAACTGGGCAGCGAAAGGCGAAATCAGCACCATGCCGAAAACCCTTGTCTGCGCCATTTACAAGCACAAAGACGGCAAGATGTCCCATACTGGCCTGAGCATGGGCGATGGTTCGGGCGGCGTGATCCATTGCAGTACCACCGTCAAGCGCGGGAACGCCTATACCGATTCCAGCCCGTGGACGCATTGGGGCATCCCCAAGGGCCTGTACAGCGCCGACGAATTGAGAAAGGCGGGATACAACGTGGCAGATGATGCAAACATTCCAACCCTTCGGCGCGGCAGTCAGGGCGACGCCGTGGAGGAATTGCAGGCGCTCTTAAACGCCAAATACGGCTATGACTTGGAGGTTGACGGCAATTTCGGCAAGGCCACGGAAACCGCCGTGAAAGACTTCCAGAAGAAGCACGGCCTGACCGCTGACGGCGTTGTCGGCCTGAAAACCTGGGCGGCGCTGGGCGTGAGTGGGAACACGAACCCGCCCGCGGACAACGGGAACAACGAAATCCCGCCGTCTGAACCGGAAACACAGCCGCAGACCATCACAATTCCGCTGTCAGACTGGCAGGAGATAAAGGCCGCAATTGCGGCAGCATATCACGTTATAAAACAATATGAGGGGTGATGTTTATGGACTGGGGTAGCATAGTCCCGGCACTGATTACCGGGCTGTTGTCATTGGCTGGCGTGTATTTCGCCAACAGAAAAAGTTCCGCGCTGATTGAGTACCGGCTCAAGGAGCTGGAAAAAAAGGTGGACAGACACAATCAGGTTGTGGAGCGAACTTTCCAGCTTGAGGGAAGAATGAATGAAGCAGAACACGACATAAGAGATTTGAAAGGAGCAAAATCATGAAAATGAGCAATAAGTGCTATGACATCCTGAAATACATCGCCCTGATCGTCTTGCCCGCGTTGGGAACGCTGTACTTCGCGCTTGCGAAAATCTGGTCTTTCCCCTACGGCGCGGAAATCGTCGGCACGATCACGGCGGTTGACGCTTTCCTGGGTGCGCTGCTGAAAATCAGCACTGACCAGTACAATCAGGAACTAAAACCGCCCGAGGATGAACCGTGAGGGGCGGTGATTCAATGAGCGAAATCAAAGAGCAGGAAAAACACACGGAGTGCATCTCTGTTTTTGCTTATGAAAGCGCCATGATGCACAAAGACGCAGACATAGAGCGGGCGCACAAAACCACACAATGGGTATGCGCTACGTTTGTCATTATAGTGGTCATATTTGTGGCAGCGTACACGGTCAGAACGTCCATTTGGCTCGACACTATCAATAAAATGGTCGCCGAAATCATTGAGTTAGCGAATGCCAAAGGTCTACCAACGCCCTGATTACAGCAATCAGCAAGTCAAAGCGCTTATTATGGAATATATCCACGATAAGACAGACCGAAAAATGCTTTACATGCGGTTGGTGGACGGCGACACCATAGCGGTGATCGCGGACTCGGTCGGGCTGGATGATAAAACCGTATGGCGCAGACTTCGCAAGGGCGAAAAGGAAATTTTTTCACACATCCCCGGCTGATGCTGGTTTTTGTTGCCCTCAAATTGCCCTCTTTTTGCACTAAACCTGGCCGGTTTATGACCTCGCGGACAGAATGATTTTTTGCGACAATACAGGCAGAAGAGGACAGGGCCCGCCCTCTCAATAAACGATTGGAGGGAAAATTATGGCAGATGTACAGTATGCGACCAATGGCAAGGGCAATCTTGGCGTGACGCTTGGCGCTATCGGCACGGGTCTGGGCGCGGTTTCCGCTGCCGGCGGTCTGGCTGGTTTGCTGGGCCTGGCTCCGCAGAACACAGACCCCAACGAAAAACCCGTTACCCGGTACGAAATGAGCCTGATTCGTGATGCGATTGCGAAAGACAGCGAAATCGCCGCCCTGAAAGCCCAGCTCTACACGGACAACAAGATCGCCGTCGTGCAGGGCGAAATCAGCGCTCAGGCAGTCTGGAATGCGACCCAGGAGGGGATCATCCGCTGCCAGCAGGAACGTCTGGCCCAGCTTTTCGGCATGACCAGGCTGACGATTCCCAACGGCAACGTGTCTCCCGGCTGGGGGCCTGTGGATGTGTATCCTGTGCCTGCGGTGAAGGCCACAGCGTCTACTCCCGCGTCCTGATTGCTGATACCGTAGCGGGCCTATATGGCCCGTTGCGGCCTTGATAGGAGGAAACCATGCGCGTCACGAAATCGCAAATTGTTCATGGTGTTATTGATTATATCCAGAGCGATATACTGCCGAACCTGGCGAATGGGCGCGGCCTGCAAATCATCGTGTCCATTGGCGCAAACGCAATTGCAGCGAATCACAAGCTGGCTGACGTCCTGTTTGGAAACCAGATGTTTCGAGCGTTGATAGACGATGACGGCAGCGGAACTTTTGACATTTCCGGGCTGGCTGAGGCTATGAGTAAATCAATCGAACAGTACGGCAGTTTTCCCGTAAGGATCCCGGCAATTCCGCTCATATCGCCAACGGAAATCACCCTGAAACTAAGCGCGGATGACGTGGACGCTATGCGGCAGCGCATTGAAAACGCCGTATAAAGGAGGACCAAATGAACGACATTGATAACCTTTCGGAATACATCAAGGATGAAATCAAAGACGCCGGGAAATATGCATGGTGTGCTCTGAAGCACAAGGACGAAAACCCGGCTCTGGCCGATTTATTCCACCGACTATCCGGTGAGGAAATGGAGCACGCGAAACTGCTCTATGACGCGGCGATGCGGCAGGTTAAGGAAATGATAGACCGATACGCCGAATAAAAAACTCCGCTCCATTTGGGGCGGTTTTTCTTTTATAGGACTTTTATAGGAGGCAGACGATGGCGACGAAGAAGAAGGATGCTACCACGGAAGAGTTGCTGGCTGGGATGTTATCAGACTACCAGAGCAGGGGCGGTTATGTGCCGAAAACCACGGCGGAGAATCAGGCGCGAGCAGAGAATGAGTACAAGAGCTATTACGATCAGCTCAGGCTTGGCGCACAGCAGCAACAGGAACGTGCTGACCTTGCTTTGCGGCAGCAGCGGGAAGGATTGCAGGATACCTATGACCGGCAGCGTGAGGCCAGCGCGAAGGAGTACCGGCAGAGGCTCTCCCAGGCTGATCGGCATATGCTGAGCCGCGGGATGCAGCGTTCGTCCTACGGCGCTCAAATCCGGGCAAATATCGGACAGCAAGGCGCGGAAGCCCAGCAGAGGCTTTGGGATGCGCAAGGCGCTGCGGAAGGCAATATCGACGCCCAGCGGGCACAGCTTGCCCAGCAATTGGGAGCACAGCTTCAGCAATATGATGCAGCCCGGGCCGCCGATGTGCTGAAGCGTACAACTGAGCTGGACGAGCAGGAATATGAACGGCAGCAGGCAGAACAAGAAAGACGTGACCGGACCGGTATGCAGTTGGCCAGTATGCTGAGACAGGCTGAACGCGACCAGATTAGCGATGAACAATTTGAAAAGCAATTTGGTCTTAGCAAACAGCAGGCCGAAGCACAGCTTGCCAATATGCGGTGGCAGCAACAATATCAGGAGGGCCGGGCTAAGGCGTCTGATGCGCAGTGGCAGCAGAATTATGATCTGAACCGTGAGAAATTGGCCGCTGACCTGGCCGCACAGCAGTGGCAGCAACGGTACCAGGAGGGCAGAGCAAAGACTTCTGATGAACAGTGGGCAAAGCAGTTTGGTCTTAGCGAGCAACAGCTTGCGGCCCAGCTTGCAAACCAGAAGTGGCAACAGGATTACCAGACCGCGCGGGATAAGGTCGCGGATGCTCAATGGCAGCAGAACTATGATCTGACCGCTCAAAAGTGGGCTGATACTCTGGCCGAACAAATGTATCAGCGGCAGTATCAGGAGGCCAGAGACGCGGTGAAAGACAGCCAGTGGGACAAGGAGTTCCAATACAAAGTGAACCCCGATTCGTTCTTGAACTACGGTGTTTCGGCCTCGGCAGACGGTATTTCTCCGCACGAATACATGCTCGAACAAGGTCTCGAATTACCGCAAGGCAGGTCGAATTTTTTTAGAAATGTTTACAGCAAACGGGCTGTCTCTTCGTCTAATAATGGCTCCTCGTCTAATTATGGTTCTTCTTCGTATTACAATTCGCAGCAAACTAAAAAAAGTACGAATAAGTCTGCCGCGACTGCTGCTCCTGGATCGGGGAGCAATTCAACCGCTGGTCTGATTAACACTCTAAATAACGTGCAAAACGGGACCGGGACATACCAGCCATTGATCGATTTTATGAAGAAATACGAAAAAGACAATTATAGAAATAGTTCAAAGGGTTAAAACCATAAAGGAGGAAAGATATGTCCAGATTTGATGACATACAACGGGACTATCTGGAAGCCGTAAATCAGGTCCGTACGTCTTTCGGAATGGACCCTACTGATAATGCGAGTGATGGCGCATGGGAGGTAATGGCGAATTACTCCCCTGAATCAATCAATAGTTATTCTGATGATAGCGCACAGAGTACCGCGCAACCAGAAAGCTATCAGCAGACACCAGGTCTGGGCATTTCTGACCCAAACACTGTTTCTCCTTCCTCCTCTGCTATCAGCAGCAACGAAAAATGGTACGCCGGGGACCGCCCGACCTATGCCGAGTCTGTTGCGCGGTTGTACGCGATGCAAGGGATGCTGCCGCCCGAACAATTTAACGCCTTGACCGCTGAACTGGACAAGATGAAACATGATCTGTCCAGCGGGTTTTATCAGAACTGGTATGAGACTATCACCAGCCCATATGTGAACGCTATCGCCAAACTGGGCATTGACGTGAGCGGCGGAATCAATGACGAATGGATTGCGAAAAACCAATACCTTCTTGCCGGCGCACGGTATACGGATGCGGGTACGAGCCCTGCATTTGCGAAGTCCGACACAGCGGCACAGAAAGCAGCGTATTATTATGACAAAATCGCCGAAGAATGGCAACAAACAAAGACTGTCCTTCAGCAGGAAGAAGCTCTGAAAAATGAATTTGCTTATTGGGTTGGACGCGATGACTTAAATCTGTCAGACCAGCAAATTCTTGATCTGATCGACTGGGACAAGAAATACAGTTTTTTAAAAGGGCTGAATGACGCTCAGCGGAATCCTGAATCAAGCAATTACGGGAAACGCTGGGATTACGTCCAGCCCATTGACTATAACCCTGATAACCTGCTCGGGATGATCTGGGCAGCCAGAAACAACGGCGGGACGGGCAACTCTGAATTGGACGCTATTAACGCTGCCCTGGGCCGTGGGAACGTCTGGCAGGAGAACAAAGAGATCAGCGACAAGCTGACTTTCGGTAACGATAATTTTGCGCCATATACGGTCAAGAGTACCCTGGACGAACCAGCTCGATACTTTGGGAAGAAAGAATTTGAACCTGGCTGGGCTGAAAAGGTAGCCAAGAACATTGACTTGAACAACCCGGAAGAAGTAAAGAACTGGAAGTTGGTATATAACGCCGAAAAGTTTACAGCGCAGGCCGAAGCGGAAGTCAAGACGATGTATGACCGGATAGATTACCTGATTGAAAAAGACTATACCGATCCTGAAGAAATCGTAAACGGGCTTTTGGACAAGTGGAGCGATAAAGACCCTGCCCTGACTGCGCTGCAAAAACTGGATGCCAGCTTGGTGCTGCCAGACAAATTGTTGGACACCACCCGTCCTATCAATTACAGCAAAAAGGGCGTTCTGGATTATATCAACCAGGAGGTCGCAAAGAAGACAGGGAAGGAAAGTCTGCCGGAGTTTAGTTCGCAAATGTCCCAAATGATGAATGCCAACAATAGCCCAGCGCCGACCGGAACTTCTTCTCCCACTCCGATACTTGTTCCTACGCCGACGCCCGGCGTAAACCCGACGGATCAGCCGAGAGGCACCGACATATCTGCTGCTGACCGCATCCTGCATACTCCTGCGCCTAACTTTACCCCAACTCCAACGCCTACGCCTATGCCCACCCCCGCGCCTGTTGTGGATCAGTCTGCCCGGGCGGTCAACAAAGCGCAGACCAAAAACGTGCTTGATGCGGCGAAAACCATCCTGGCGACCGGAACGCCTGATGAGAAGCAGGTTCTTAACCTGGCCCCGACCGTGAACGCGGAAGGCGTCGCCGCTGAAATGGCGAATAGCGTGCAAAACGGGAAGGCGGATGCTGGATCACTTTATGAATCAACGGCCAAGCAAGCGCAGGAGTTCACGGCAACGCATTATGCCATGGCCAAAATGGCAATCCAGCACTATGAGGATTTGCAAGCAAATCTGGCCAATTTGCAGGCGCAGCAGGCGGAAATCCAGAAACAACACGATCAGGTGCAATATCAGGTTGACAGAGGCATTGTCCCCGGCGTCGCTTCGAAAGAAGTGCAAATAGACGGGGAAACTCATGTCTTGACTGCGGATTATGATCCGACCAGCAGAGAATACATCATAAACGATAGCAACCCGACAAGCAGCGCAGAAGTGGAAAGGCAGAAAGAGGAATACGCGGACACTTTGCGCTATGGCCTGAACATGGAGGAAACCTACGCCGAGAAAGACAATCAGCTGCTCGTTGCCGCCGAAGACCTGAATATGCAGTTGACCGCAATCAATCAGCAAGTAGCCAAGGCTCAGAAAGCGGTTGATGACTATAAGATGCGCTATGACCAGGCGCAGGGCGAGCTGAAAACCTCTCAAAGCATGATCAATGCGGCCGCCATGCAAAGCGTGTGGAAGGCCAACCCCGACATGGATTTGTCTACCCCGGAAGGCCAGAAGGCGCTGGCCAAAGCGCTGGATCAGCAGAATACGCTGACAAAATCCATCGACTTGCTGATGGGCGTCAGCAATACATACGTGCCGACGGAATGGACAGCGACTACTGTTCTGGACAATATGCAGGCAAATGGATTCGATTCCCAGCAGACCGGTTTGGCCGCCAAAGGGATCATCGGCGAAGCAAATAAGGAGCTGGCCGCACTGGATCAGGCCGAAGCCGCAGTACAGGCAGCGGGGATTGCTATTCCCGGCGACAGCAACAATATAAAACGTGCCCGGGAACAGGCCCAGCAGAAAAAGCAGGAAGCAGAAGATTATTTGCAGCGGAGGAATGAGGATTTCGGGCAGGTTGTTTCTGACGCGAAGGAAGCCATCCGGTCCGACGTTGACGGGAAGAAATACGGCGCACTGGCTCATTACGCAGTGGACCCGAACCTTGACCAGCCGACGACAACGCTGGCAGAGAACCTTGGTATGCTGGCGCAGGCTGGCAATCTGAACTCCTATGACGCTGTACAGCCGCACAGACAATCCTACATGGACGCCCTGACCCAGGAAGAACGGGATACCTATCTTTACAAATTGGCGAAGGAAGGCGAACAAGCGGCCTGGGATTATTACAACCGCTTAGGCAAATATGTCGATGTCCGGCAGACGCAGGCGCAGAACGAGGAGCTGGCGGCCTTTGCGAAGGATATGCCCGTGCTGGCCGCCATTACGTCCATTGGGATCAGCCCTGACACGATCAAGGGCGCCGGTTATGTTGCTGCTTCCCTTATTTCTGGTCGTGAAATAAACCCGTACAGCAAATTTTTTGATACCACCTGGGCGACAAGCACGCTTGACCAGAACGCGAAGGAAAAGATTCTGGAACCACTGGAAGAAGGAAGCCTTGCCAAAAAGATTGCTGGCATTGGCTATGATGCTATCACAAGCGGCGCAAAAAGCCTGCTGAATACCGCTCTGACTGCGCCTCTTGCTGGCGGCAGCGCTTTTCTGGGCGCTCTGCCTATGGGTATTCAGGCGGCAGGAGCCGCGGCGCAACAGACCAAACTTACAGGCGGCAGCGACGTGCAGGCTGCGTTGATGGCAGGCGTCACCCTGGCTGCTGAAACCTTAAGCGAAACTATCACTACGCAGAACATTGCAAAAGCCATTGACAGCGGCGCGAAGGGCGTCAAGGGGGCTGTCAGAAAAGTCCTTTCCAATGACCTGGTAGAAGAATTTTTCGGAGAGTCCGCGACACAGCTTGTCGAAGGTCTGACCGATGATGCTATCATGGGTGAACTATCCCAGCGCAATCAAAAGATCAAAGACTACGAGCAGACCATGAGTCATGAAGAAGCTGTCCGGCAAGCCGATAAGGATTTCTGGGCCGATGTTCTTACCGCTGGCGTGACTGGTGCTCTGTCTGCTGTTGGCACCTCTGGAGCTGGCTATGTCGCTGGGCGTCTGACTGCCACTCCAAACACCACCCAGCCCTCCGCAGAAAGCCAGGTTCGCGCAACAGCTCTGGCAAATGGTCTACCGTTGGATCGCGCTACCGTAGACATGACCAACCGAACTGTGTCCATGCTCACATCCTCCCTGAACGCGGACAAGGGCAGCCAGGTGCAAGCCCTGAGCGCGGCGCTGTTCCCCGTCTCTGGGGACACGCAAGGCCAGCGGGCGGCGGTTTCTGCCGGGCTGCATTTAGCCAACCGGATGGGCGCTGAGCAGGCCGTTGCCGTGGCGCAGGATGTGATTCTGGCCGCTGAACAGGAAGGCGCAGACCAGCAAGCCGTAAAGGAGGCGCTGCGCACTGCCGCATTGGGGCAGGGAGAAGCCTCTGCTGTGCTGAACAGGATCAGCCAGAACGGCGTGGAGTTTGGCGATGTGCAGGCGCTCATTGATGCGGCCAACCGTGACGCGGAAAAGCCCGCCATTGCTGACCGGATGCAGGCCATTATCCACAATGACCGGGTAGCCAGTCGGACACGTGACCTGATCGGACAAGGCGCTTTAAATGGCGTAAAGCCCTACGAGCAGGCATACAGCCAGGCGAAAGCCCAGGAAGCCCAGACTCAACAAAACCTTGAAGCCGAACAGGAACGCGCTCAAGCCATGGGCGAAAACCTGAAAACCGTTCAGGCCCAGCACGCGGAAAACCCGTCGAATCCCGCCCTTGCCGGTGCCATGAAGCAGGCTGTAAAGGATGTAGCTGGTCAGGTCAAGGTTGTTGGCGAATACCAGCAAAGCCTGGAAAACCAGCAGCAGAAGACCCGGGAAGCGGAAAAGAACCTGAACCGTGTGCGCGAAGAAGCCATGACCAAAGTGCGTGAGCAGGCTATGGCCGATGTGCAGGCCGAGGAACAGGCGGAGGCGGAGGCGGCAGCGGAAGCCCAAGCAGCGGCAGAAGCCGCGGCGCTGGCCGAAGCGGAAGCCCAGGCCCAGGCAGAGCAAGCGCCAGCCAGCAATCCAAACGCAGGCACCGTCTACACCAACGACCAAGTGCCCGTATCCTACCATTGGGCGCTCGTCCCCGCATCTGACCTTGTAACAAGCAACACAGACACCGGTGAAGCAAACAGCGCCTATCCCGCCGAATTGCAGCCCCGAGACCGTACACGGGCAGCCAGCCAGGATCAGGTGGCCGGAATGGTGCGCAATCTGAACCCTGCCCGGTTGGGTGAAAGCGCGGACGTGCAGAACGGCGCTCCGATTGTCGGCCCTGATAACGTGGTGGAGAGCGGAAACGCCCGGACTATGGCAATCAGGCAGGCAATGGCGTCTAACCCGGAAAGCGCGGCCCGCTACACCCAGTATGTGCGCGACAATGCGGCGCGGTTCGGCCTGAATCCCGATGACGTAACGGACAACAGCGTGCTCGTCCGCGTGCGCGATACCGATCTTGACCGTGTGACCTTCGCCCGTGCAGCCAATGAAAGCACGACAGCGACCTACAGCCCCAGCGAAAACGCCCAGGGCGATGCTGACCGGCTGACCCCGCGCATGATGGAGCTGTTCGCCCCGTCGGATACCGGCAGGCTGGACACCACGGAGAACCACGCATTCGCGCTGGCTTTCCTGAACGAGATCATCCCCGAGAGTGAACGCGGCGCGTACATGCAGGACGACGGTTCGATCAGCCAGCAGGGCTATGACCGTATCCGCAATGCGGTTTTCCAGCGGGCCTATGGCAGCACAGCCTTGACGCAGGCTTTGACCGAGGACACAGACGGCAGCGCACGAAATGTCATGAATGCCCTGCTCAAAGCCGCTCCCCGAATGATGGCATTGCAGGACGCCGTGGATCAGGGCGGCGTGTACGATACTGGCCTTGCGCAGGCGGTCGCGGCAGCAGCAGAACGCTATATGCAGCTCAAAAACGCCGGCATGAGCGTGGAAGCCTATCTGGAACAGACAGCCATGCCGGGCATTCAGACAGAGGACGAGGCAACGCAATCCTTTATGCGGCTGTTTGAGGAATACCGACGGTCAGGCAAGAAGCTGTCCGAGGCGCTGACGAACATTGCCGACGCAGTGGAGGACGCGGGCGACCCGAGAGCGGTTTCCTTCCTGGGGCGAAATGAGGCCCCGCCCCTGACTGAATTGATCCGGCAGGGCGTGGAGAGGATGCTTAGGCCGAAGGATAGTCTTGTGAGCGCTTATCGTGGCACCGATCAGGATGCAATGCGTGTCGGAAATAATGGCAACGCCACAACCGGCAATATTGTGTCCCCCCAGGAAACTATACGCAACGTGACGGATGCCCTTGGCATTACCAACGATACCCGTATCAAGAAATATCTGCGGGCACAGCGCAAAACTTCCAGAGGATATACCATGAATAATGGTATTATCCACCTAAAGAGCGCACAGGCCGCAGGCGTAGCTATGCACGAGATAGGGCATAATCTGGATGTACGGTTGGGGCTGCAAGCAATGAATGGCAATATGCCGCAGTTGGTTCTTGACTACTGTGCGAACATTGATCCTAATCTGCCTCTGAAATATTCCGGGAAAAAGCTCAATGAAGAAGTCATGGCAGACTTCACCAGAATTTGGGCGCTCGACCGGAATGCGGCGGTCAACCTGGCTGGCGAAGATTTTGTGCAGAAGTACGAAAACGCGCTGAAAGACAATGGCTGGCTTAAAGCCATGCAGACAGCGGGCGAACAGATGCGCAATTGGAACGCCGCGTCCAGCATGGAACAGGCTGAAAGCCATGTGCAGCTTGAACCGCCGAAACCCAGAAAAGAAAAACTGTCGCTTACAAAAACGCGCACCGATCTTGCGGACCATACCTTGCCGATGGAAGCAGTTATCCGGGCAATAACAAATTCCAGTAAAACCCCTTCGATGGCGAAGAATGCGAGAGAGCTGATCCTTGCAAGGCCGTCAATCGTGAAAGATTTTACCGATACAACCTTGTATGACGCAATGGTTGATCCTCAAGGAAATGACGTTTTGCGGGATGATGGGACAAAGTATGGCGGCCTGTCTGACATTATGAAGCAGATCGACCGGAAAGACGAGAAAGCCTTTAATACATACCGTTTGGCATTGTTGGACGTCAACCGCAAAGCGCAAAACAAGGGAGTTTTCGACGATAGTATGGATTCTGCAAAACTGGTAAAAGAGTACGAAACGAAGTATCCCCATTTCAAAAAAGTATCCGATCAGTTGACAGAATGGTATAATAAATTCTTCCAGGTCTGGTTAGTTGATACTGGTATCAAGACCCAGCAAGAATTTGATACCATGCGAAAACTGTACCCCGATTATGTTCCATTGCACGCAGCGGAAGATTCGATCAACAAACCGAGCGGAAAACCCCGCACGGATGGCAACCCTGCGAACGTGCTTGAAAGAGCTTTTGCCAGCGATGTAGACAAATACAATCCTATCATGGGACTGGTTGAGAATGTACAAAAGTACATCACGACCGCCAAAACGATAGAAGCATACCGCGCTTTCGATCAGATGATGAAGCAAGCTATGGACGATCACCTTGATGTAAGCGCATTTGCTGAACCTGCTCAACCGGACATGGAGAAAATCGACCAGCGCAGGGCGAAACGCAACATTACCGAAGTAGCGAAAAACGCTATGGAAGGGATGCAATTGACCGGTGATGTGTCCCAAATCGGGAGCCAGGCCGTGCTTGACGCGATTGCAGGCGTGGCGGATTTTGACTATGTTGTGCACGACACGGCAACTGGATATGATGTTGTCAATATTCCTATGGCCAATGGGTCTGTACATAGTTGGACGATCTACAATCCCTCTTTGCTGAAGGCGCTGACAATGACCGGTTCACAGGGAGAAACCAATAAAGTGCTTCGTGCTCTGGCAACGTTGAAAAATATTTTCTCCGCAAACGTGACAGCAAGGAGCCTAAAGTTTAGCGGTCAGAATGTGTTCAGCGATATGGAGGAAGCCGCAACGACTGGCCGGACAGGGTATAATAATATCATGAAGGATATTCTGGCCGGTTCCCGCCCCGCCCATACAGCAAAAGAAATCGCTGCCGGATTGTCGCTGCTGAAAAACAAATTTGCTGAAACTGCCCTGGGTGAAAAGCTGGGCATGAAAACGAGCGACGCATACAAAATGTTCAAGCGCTTCGGTATGCTTGGCAGCCGGTATGCGTTCCGCGATACAAAAACGCAAAAAGAAACGCGGAATGCGCTGTATGGCGGTCATAAATCTTTGGGCGAAGCCATAGTGGACGGTCTGAAAGCAATTGGAACACTAAAGCCATTGGAAACCGTCACGGGATTTGGCGAAGAAATGACCCGTTACAATGCCTTTGCATTCAGTGGGTTTGATCTTTCCACCTATGAAGGCCGTTTGCAGGCGGCGAAAGCGCAACGAGAGGCGTCAACCGATTTCAGCAAGTTTGGCGCGGCCAGTGACAATACTGCATTCCGTATTTTCGGTTCTACTGTTCCCTTCTTGAACGCTCAGATTCAAGGCATTGACAAAATGGTTGATATTATGAGCGAAATCAAAAATGACCCGAAGCGTCGCGCTGTTCTCGCCGGCAGGATTGCGGTCAACAGCCTGCTATCCGGCGCTGTTGTTGCCGCTCTCCGTAATATTGCTTGGGGTGATGATGAAAAGGAAGGCTATGAGGATCTGACGGATTACGAAAAGACCAAATTCATTCATCTTTTCCGTTGGCCTGATGGCTCCTGGTTCAAGATGAAGCGAAGCCAGAACATGTTAGTGCAAGCCGCTGATCTTCTGGGTGAATTTATTGGCGAAGTGTCTACCGGTTACGAAGGAGACGCTTTCGCTGATCTGGCAAATGGTGCAGTGGAAATTGTCAAGAATGGCATGGTCAGCACGGACACCAGCTTGCAGCCCCTCTTGGATGCCTTCAATGGGAAGAACTGGTGGGGTGGAGATATTGACACTTACAATGAGCGTCAAATGTCCATGACGGCCAGGTATGGCGCTGATACCTCTAAAGCTGCCAGAGTTATTAGTACGCTGACATTCGGGGCAATCAGCCCCAATGGCGTGGAATATGCTCTCAAACAATTCATGGGCAGCGCTGGCACTCTTGGAACGGCTATTCTGGATACGGCTGTAAATTCCTTTAACGATAAACGGTTCAACGGTCAAGCCCTGCTGAACTTCGTGAATGATGAAGTAATCGGCGGGTATATCGTTGATCCGGTGTACTCGAACAAGATTGCAACGACATTCTATGATGGCAAAGAAAGATTAGAACAAATCAAAAAAGAATATGAGGCTGGAAAGGCCCCAGCAGCATTCAGAGCCAACCTGACCCAGGAAGAATCCAATTCAGCAGCCAAAGAGCTGGAAGCCATGCTGAGCAAGGGCGGCGCGGTGTACGACGCGAACAAGCAGTATTCCGACGTAAAGAAGGAATATAACGCCGTCATGAGCGACGACACCACCTTGACCCCTGTGCAGCAGGCAGAAAAGGCGCGGGAGCTGCGGCACCAGATGAACGTTGCACTTCTGACCGCAAATGCCGCAATGGGAGACTTCTTCACCAAGTACGGCTACAACAGCATATTCGATCAGGCGGTTCAGAACACATTGAATATTCTGTCCGACGACACCATGAAGAAAGTGCCAGACGCGGATGCTTCATCCGGCAGCACCGACATTCGACAGAACCGGGTCACAACGACCAACGCCCCCGACGACGTGAGAAAGAACCGCACGACAAAAACCGACAAGGAGGACGTGCGGAAAAACCGCGTCAACCCCTGAAAATTGGCCCCTTCGGGGGCCTCTTTTCTTGTGGGTAGTAGTGTGGGTAGTAGCCAAAAATCACCACATTTTACGAGAAATTATGTTCTCATTCTCCAAAACATAAGAAAACCCGCAAACCCTTGCAGAATAAGGATTTGCGGGCCTTCACATTTACGCGCCCTGGGGGATTCGAACCCACGACCTTTTGATTCGTAGTCGAGCAGGAATCAAGGTTTTCCAATGGTTGAGCGCATAAATGTGGGTAGTAGCGCGGGTAGTTGAGGGATTTTATTTAATGCTATCAGCAACGGCGGAGAGATCGTCCAGGGCGATACTCTGATACTTCGCCTGGGTGAATGCGTAGTCGGTATGACCCATCAGCGCGGCCTTGGCCTGATCGTCACCGGCGGCGGCCTTGAGCTTGTCGGCGTAGGTGTGGCGGGCACAGTAGGGGGTTTTGCCCTCGGCAATGCCCAGGCGCTTCATCATCGGAACAAAGACGGATTCGCGGAAATAGTTGTGGGTCATCTGCTTGTATCCGGTAAATTCACCCTTGCGATTGTGCGTGACCATGGGGAACAGGTATTCCGTGTTGAGCACGTTCTGGCGCTCCTGAATGATGGACAGGATTTGCGCGGGGACGGGGACCCGGCGGTCACGGCCAGCGTCGGTCTTGCTGCCGCCGATCAGGTAGGTGACGCCGTTCTCGGTATGGAGATCTGACTTTTTGAGGTCCAGGAACTCACCGGGGCGGAAGCCCAGATAGCACATAGCATACACGTATTCGGCGTACTGTTCCTGACCGATAGCACGGCGTATAATCTCCAATTCATCCTCGGTGATGGGGTCGCGCTGGACGGTTTCATGCTTACCGATATAGAGGTTTTCGGTGACGTTCTTCGGCACGAGATCACGGTCAAAGGCATAAGCCCAGAGCAGGCCTGCCGTTACTTTCATGTTTTGGTGCGTGCGCTTCCCGGCGGGGCAGGCATCCATACATTCTTGTAGATCACCCGCCGTGATGGTGTCGATGTAGCGGCCAGAGAGAGCGGCAAAGTGCTTGTAAGCGGAACGGTAGCCAACGATGGTGGTCTGACCGACACGGGGCTCATACCAGGGCTCCCAGGCGTCGTAGACCTGCTGCAAGGTGGGCCGCATCTTCGGGGCTTCCTGGGTCAGCAGCGTGGAGCAATAGGCCAGCGCCTCGACTTTCGTGCGGAAGCCGCTCTTGCGGCGCTTGATGGGGATGGGACGGGCGCCGGGGACGTCGGGCAAACGCCAGCCAACGATAACTTGGGCTTCCCAGACCTTGCCGCGCTTGTAGGCGCAGCCCTGGCCGTTTCCTTGGGATTTGGTGCGGGGCATGTGATTCTCCTCCTTCAAATGAAACTTACCGGAAACTTAACGTAACTTGCAATTTGGTTGCAATTTGGTTGCAATATCGTGGCATTGACAATTTAAATCAATAATCTTGAGACTATTTGAGACTATCTTAAGATTATTCAAAAGATTATCTATTAAAATCCTTGCCACATTGGTTTTCCTGCGGCACCATCTTCATAACCATCATTATATCCTTCCTGGTATCGGTCTAAATAATCTGCCCTATTCTGTGGATCGGGTATATAAATTCCGTATTTTTTCCCTTCTTCATAGCCTTTATCATACGCTTCTTCTTCGGCCTTGGCTTTTTCTTTATCGAAATCCATCTGCATGAATAGCAACTCTGATTCATAGTCTGCCTTGGCTGATTTATAACCAGCTTCATATCCGCTATCATAGCTTGTTTCCATAATAGTCTCTTCATAAGAAGTGCTGCTTGCAATTTTTTCAGGATTTTCTTTTGCCCATTTTATTCCCGCATCAAAACCCCTGAAATAATCATAAGGTTCTTCTTCGTAGACTTCATACTTGGTTCTGATGCTATCTTTATAACGTTCTTTTGCATCGGTCTTTTTCTCTTTCTGACTGATATAAAGAGTAAAAGCAAATATTAAGCCGATTATAACAATCCATGAAATGATCTTTGGCAGATATTTTTTCATGAGTTTTTCCTCCTCAATTGTGGGTAGTCAAAAAATGATGGTACAAAACTGGTCAATCAGCATCCAGTATTGGGCGATACTGGAAGATGTATCCAATGGGAAAGGTTTTTCTCTTTACGAACATCTGTTCTCATGCTATAATATCCCCAGAAGGAGGGATACCATGCAGACAATCAGAGAGCAGATACAATGGTACGTTTCGAGGATCAGCGACGAGAGAGCGCTTAGGCGCATCCTGGCATTCGTCGCCCGGCTGTTTCTGACCGAGGGAGGAAGGGGCGGTTAAACCCCTTCTTTTTTTATGCGCTTTAACATCTCAAACCACTTGTCGCATTCCTCGTCCGGCAGCTTGGCGAAGGCCTTCATGATGGCTTTTGTCAATTCGGATTCCCCGGTCAGATACTTTTCTACCAGCGCGTCGGTATCCATTGGTAAGAACATTTCGCCCTGACCGGTGGTCAGCCAGCGATAATCCACGTTGTAGGTGGCGCAGATGAGCTTGACAACAGCTTCGGATGGGTCTCTGTCACCAGCTTCTATTTTACTTATGCCAGCAGCAGTCAGCCCAATCTTTTCTCCAAATTCCGTCTGCGTCATGTTCATGGCTTTTCTTACATCTTTAATGCGGTCGTTCATCGCTTCACCCCCTTTCTTAAAACAGTATATCATAAAAATTTGGCAAAGTCAAATATTTTCTATTGACAAATGTGGCAATGCCAAGTATAATGTTGGCATAGTCTAAAACGAACGGAGGTGAAACCGAATGAGCGAACAGAAAATCAGCCAGGCCATGGAAGCCCTGAAGGACCTGTCCGACGAGGACAAGCAGTTTATGCTGGGCTATGCGGCTGGCCTGACCGCAAAGCAGCCTGAGAAGGAAGCGGAGAGCAAAGACGACAAGAGCGCGTGAGGAGGTACAGCAGCCATGAAACGGCAATTCTGCGATAAGTGCGGAGAAGAAATCTACTATAACCCCATGCAAAATGCAATTATCCCTACTTATCACATCCAGAAGATGGAGAACCCGTATTCTCTGGGCAACAAAGTCGATCTATGTAACCGATGCACAAAAGACTTCACGACCTGGCTGAATACGCCGCCGGAACAGGTGAAGGAGGCAGGAGCCGGTGACCCATGATGAAAAGATCGCCTTCCTGCGGGGCCGGGAGGAAGAAACCGTTGCCCCGTGGGTGGTGGCGAAGGTGCTGGGCGGGGACCCGTACTGGTACACGGTGGCGGCCAGAGCCGGAAAGCTGGACTTGCCGCACGTTTTCAGGGGGAAGAATTTGAGAATCTACAAAGAGCCGCTCCTACGGCTGATAGAGAAAGGGGTTATATGGAATGAAGCCTAAGAAATCACGGTTGGAGAACAGCAAGACCAAACTCCCAGCGCAGGGTATCAGCAATCAGGAAGCGCTGACGCGGCTGGTTGGATTGTTCAAGGGCCTGAACCTTGGCATGGCGGCGGGCTGGCTGCAACAGATGGGCACCGAGACCATTGACTACGCCCACGAGCGGTGTGACAAGATTGTCAACAATCAGCAGCAGCGGATGATCGGCGCGGTGGAGATGCTGGGCGCGATGCAGGTGATTGATGATACAACCACAGACACCGCCTGCGGGCTGATCCTGAGATTGGAGTGAGGGCTGACAGATGCAAGCACAAGAAAAGCGGGATGAATCCCTGCAAAGATATGGGTTGTATGCTGAAATCGCCCAGGACATTTACGACCAAGACCCACAAAAATACCGGGAAGAGACGGTAGAAAGCCTTTGCAACCAATTGGCCAAGAGCCTTCTGGCAGCTGGCATTATTGAAGTGATTGAGAACAATAATTGCTTTAGCATAGACGAAGAGACCGGACAACCTATGCTGACTACAGCGATCGGCGTAAAAATCAAAGTGGTAGTACCGGAGAGAAAGGTGGATGCGACATGAGCCATTGGGGCAAATGGAGCCAGGAGGCCAAACAGGTAGCGCGGCTGATTAAGAAGCTCCGCGCCGAGGGCAACACCGAACCGCTGGCGCTGGTGGAGGAAAAAGAGCTGCTGGATAACCGTATCTGGCTGGCAAAGCGGGACTATGAAAACCAGCTCATGCAGCGGGTGATTATCGGCACTACGAAATATGAAAGCATCTGCCAAGCCTGCGAGGATCACGCGGAATGCAAGCGGGAGCAGAAGGACAAGCGCGGGTGTGAGGAATGGTGGTTGCGCTGGCTGACTGAGGAAGAAGAAGCGGCCTGCATTGCGCGGGCCAGTGCGCCGGGGGCTGTGCGCGAACAGGAAGAAAAGGAGGAATGATGATGCTGTTTCTGATTGCGGTATTCCTGCTGTGCGGGATCGTGATGATGTATGTAAGTGAGGACCCTGAGCTGGACGAAAAGCGCCGGATCAACCGGATGGCCGACGCATGCAGGAGGGGCAAGCCCGCGGCAGTGCGGCAGCGGAGCCGGTACATCCAGGCGGGACTAAGGACAAAATAAAAGGCCCTGCGCCGGGGAAACGCAAGGCCTGAACAGAGGAAAATGTTCACGGGGAATTATAACATGAAAGAGAGGAAAATGTCAAATGCATACAGTTTCTGAAATAATTACTCCGCAGCGTGCA